CATCGTTGTCCGACCCACAAATCCGGGTGCTCAAGAATGATTGGTATGCTTCGGACTACTCGTGGTCCACCTTGGAGCTTACTGATGACTTGTGTGCCCACCCAGATGTTTTGCTTTCCATATTCCCGATTGGAGCAAACGTCGCCACTGGTCTCGGGTTCAGGCGAGAGCTCGTAGACCAATTGAAGCGTCAGCTTGTAAAGGGAGAGGGTGTCTCCCCCGATATGAGTGTCGGGACGCGGCCCGGAGGACACGAGGAGAGCGTGTCTGATGGTGCTTCCCAAGCCATCGTGCAAGCAGCGTCGGTTATTGTTTATCAGGGGGCAGCTGTCCTCAGTGGATATGAACCGTACGGCAAACCACGAGCTGGCATGCTCACCGTTCCTGCTGGAAAGCTGGAGAAGGGTGAGTCCTTTGAAGAAGCCGCAGTCCGCGAGCTTGAGGAAGAAGGCGCATTGTATGTACGTCCTTCAGATCTTGTATTTGTCAGAGAGCACACGTGTGGCAAAATGCAGTGCAAGCAGTACTGTGTTGACTATTCCAAGTCACAGCCATCGTCCATGCTTACAGCCGACAGATTGACCGACCTCAAGTTTCGCACCGCTGCTGTTATTCAGGACGAGCATGCTCCTAAGCTCATTGCGAACTGCATCAAGGAAGTAATTCACGAAGGGATTTTTATTCCTAGTGTGTTTGGTGTCATCGCACCACTGCAAGCCACCACTACCTTCCCTGAAAATAGTCCTGGACATGTGACTATGCACGGCAGCAAAGGAGCACCGGGTTCTAGTGCACTTGTGCACCCGGCGTTCGAAGTCAAACCGGCCACAGCTGAAGTGGACGGCATGGGGCCATCCCAGCCTGATGATTATACCCACTCGCATGTTTGTCCCATGTGTGGTGTTGAGTATTCTCATTCGCACAAGCACGACAAGAGGTTTGAACACAAGCCTCGCGTCGGTGCGTGTCCGAACGAGCATTGCTCACACCACAAGAGTGAGTGTAAGAAGGCAGCGGATGCTCTCACGAGCAGCGAGCAGAGGGAAATCAGGCAGCCCTCTGTGAGTAGCCCGGTGAATGGAAACGGCACCCCTCATCAAGGGAAGAGTGCAGGGAAAGGGAAGGCTGGCAAGACCAGCGGCAAGGGTTTGAGCCACCCTACCGCTGTGAGTCAGAATGCTGGTTCGTCGCACGCCCGTGCTGCTGAGTCAAAAGGTAAAAGTGTTGGTGAACAATCCAAGGGCAAGTTCCCGAAGGTTTGGATGCCAATCACCGGACCCCAGACGGCAGCAGGGGATATGACGCCAGTGCCAAAGATGTGGAAGATCTTATCCCCAACCGTTCCACCTATTGTTGATGAGGTGTCCCG